CAACTTCGTCACCGCATCAGCTTTCGCCGCATAAGTAGGGGTTGAGGGGTCACGCCACACCGACTCCAGGCGGAACATCTCCGGTGGGGCGTCCTGCCCTTTGGCGACTTTGTAGGCGATCCGCATGGCCTGTTCCCACGCCCCACCGAACAGCTTGTTCTTGCGTTCGACTTTCTTCACCAACCGGCTCTCGCTGGACTTGATCGCTTCAGCCGACGCCGGGTTATCCGAAGAGAACGACAGGTACTGCGGCGGCAACCCGGTGTACGCGGCGGCTTTCCGATCCAAAGCGTCGAGGGCGTCAACGAAGTTGCGTAGCTCCGCGGCGGAGAACTGGGTGGCGTTGGCATCCACATCCTCAAACGCCAAAATCCTCGACATGTACGCGTCGAACAGCTGCTTACCCGTCTCCGGGTCCACCCCCAAATCTTCCGGTTTCACCCCGAAGATCAGTCTCTGCGGGATGGCCATCAGTTCCGCTGTTCCCTGCATGTCCATCAAAATGCGTGCAGCCGCGTCGGTGATCGACCGGACCTCCGGGCTGATCTCCGACGTGCCATACGTGTCCGACAGCCGGGTGCGGTTCGCCATCGGGATGACCGGGACGAACCCCAACGAATGCTTCACCCGCGACACCTGAATCCACCGGCCCCGCTCCCGAACCCACTGCACCGTCACATCAGGCAGATACAGGGTCGACGCCACCAAACCGGAACGCTCATCGTCATACACAGCGCGGATCGCTTTGGTGACCTCACGGGTCCGCGGATCAATCACCGCATGCAAACTCGTGGGGGGCTCCACCCGGATGATCGGAACCTCCGGGTCGACATTCACATCAGTGCGTGGGTCCGCCGCCGCCACCGTGATGTAGGCACGCCCATAGATCAGGGCGTCGGTGTGACCCAGCGTGGCCTCCACATCGAGGTCGTTAGCTTGCCACCAGTCCCACAGCTGAGCGTCGCCGTTGTCGGCGCCGCCCATGCGGAACCCCTCCAACTCCTGGCGCTCCGCGATCGCATCCACATACAGGCGCGGGTACCCCACGTGCGCCAGCAGCCGGCGCATCTCCACCGGGACGGCGATACCGATCGCGTCTGGCCTTTTCTCGGCGTCGTAGTAGGCGCGGCTATCCCGGAAAGGGGTTTGCGTGGCTTCAAAAACACTCAGAAGCGCCTCACGCATGTCCTCAATGTCAGCCACTGGCGTTAACTCTCTCTGTAGTCGGCAATCACCCCGGAAGAGGTCACTTGATGACCGACACCCTTCTGCTTCTAGCTTTCCTCGACATCAGGTACTCCTGGCGGGCACCGAAAGCTAAAACCCCGCACACCGCGGCGTCGATCTTCTTCGATGAATCTTTCGACGCCTTACGGATGGTCACCGCATCGAAGTTCGTCGGGTTGCGGCGGGCGTTCAACACATGCTGGCGCAGAACCGGATTCCCGTCGTGGGTCATCTCCCGCTCCAAAACAGCGTCGAGGAACCGTTCGCAGTCCAACGCGAACCGTTTCTTCACCTGGCCGCGCATATCGAACGCCACCGGGTTCCCCGGGGAAGCGTTGACCTTCAGCACCCGTTTGAAGTCCCGGCCCCACGCATCGACATAACTTTCGAACATGTGAACATCGGCGCGGAACGCCACCACATCGAACCGTTCGAAGCAGGAGCGGACCACAGCGTCCACATCGGTGCGGGGAACTTCACCGCCGTACATCTCCGGGTTCCACGCCTTGATCAGGAACAGGCAGCCGTCCTCGATGCGGCACGCCACCAACGCCGACCAGTCCCCGGACTTCGACCCGTCGAACCCCAACGTGACCCGCTCACCCTTGCCCAGGGCAGCGGCCGGGTCTGCCACCGCATCCCACTCATACGGGGCGATCCACGAATCCTCCGCGGCGTTCAACTGATTCAGATGCTTGCGGCGGGACTCCGTCACCGGGTTCCGCACATCCATCACAGCGTCGACGATCTCGTCGACGGGCAGCCACACCGAATCACCGCGGGCGATCTCGATGCCCTCCCGTAGCTTCGCCACCCCCAGCTCGTACCCATCGGGGTCCTCGGTCAGCGACGGGATCTCCGACACCGGGGTGTCCGCCGGCGCTTCCAAAGAGTCGTACAACACACCAACATCGACGGCCTGGCCCGCTCGCACCAACTGGAAAGCGTCGTAATCCCGCTCAGCGACGCTGTCCTCGCCGGGGATGTGGGCGTTGCACAACGACAACTTCCTGGACCCGGGAACCTTCGTCACGTTCCCGCTGATCGCGTTCGACAACGCGTGCCCGCCGTTGGACTCCTGCCACAGCTGCGTCTCGTCCTGAATGACGAACGTGGGCCGGTTACCTTCCAGCGACGTCGCGCTGGCCGTGCATGACTCGATCCGGCCGCCAGCGCCGCTGTAAATGATGGTTTTGCACACCTCGAGCTTGTACTGCTGGCGCAGCTTGTCGGTGATCAGCACCGGGAACATGCTGAACAAGTTCCTGGTCTGGTCATGGGAACACGCCACCGCGGTCACCCACGCCGCGAACCGCTCCTTACCGACCGGTTCGCCACGTAAATCGAAGTGGCTGAACGCCACCGGCCCGCACAGCTCCGCCAACGCGATAGCCGCGGCGAACGGGTTCTTACCCCAGCCCTTGCAGCGCCGAAGAGTCGCAGAAGGATACGTGTAGGTGCCGTCCTCGTTCACCGCGTACAAGTGCAGAGCGAAACGTGTCTGCTCCAACGTGGGAAGGAAAAACCCCTCCCCGTCCGGGGAACGCAGGTAGTTAGCCCACCAGTTCAGGATCCCCCACCCCAGAGTGCGTTCCGGGATGAACCACGACCCGTCAAGGGTCTTCCGCCACGTCGGGCCTTCGATGTTCGGTGGCGCCGGGAGCAACACTGACTCGTCCACTCCCACCACCTCCTGAGTCCTTGTTCTTGGTGCGGCAGTACGCCACGTTCTTCCAATGGAACCTGTACGTCACACGCTCGTTCGACAACACGAAGAAGTCGCCAACCAACTCCAGCTCACCAACCAGGGACACCGACTGGCCGTTGTTCAACAGCACCGTGTGCTCCATCAGATGATCGGTAGGAGCAGCATCCTGACGAACGCGGAACCCAGCAGCAGGAACGCCAAAGACCCCAACGCCAACTGAATCTTCGGGCCGGTGAACTTTGTGGCCACACTCCCGAAGAACAACACCAGGGCGAACATGATCGTCAGCATCGTGTACTTGCCCGACACCGAGCTGTAGATGCTGGACTCGGCCAGCAACTCCTCAGCCTTAGCTGCGAACCGCTCGGACTTCTCCTGCCCCGGAGGGATATAGGAATCCAACCCCATTGGGGTGCCTTTCGGCAGTTTCCCGTCAGCGGGGTCAACAACACCCAACCACGTTCCCTGCGCCTCGTCTAACTCCGGGGAGAACCGTTCAACGATGAACGCGGCGAAGTCATCCCGGCCGAGGAGGACAGCTTTCTGCCACTCGATCCACACCGACGCATCCACGGATGTTTGCTCCGCGCCGCGGGCAGCCCACCTGGCTGAGTCGGCACGCAACACGTTGGACTCCGACACCAAACCGGAACCCTTACCACCCCAACGGGACGACTCAAACGACGCCCACGTCGCGGAGATAGCGGCCACAGCCATGATGATCGCCATGATGTTCTCGAACCATCGTTGGCGGCGCTCCGGGAGTGTTTCGACGTGATCCTTCGCCGGGGCGGCGAACAGGAACTCCCGCACCCCGGTCACTGCCGAACCTGCATCCGCATCACGTACGACATCCCGGTCTGAATGACGGTCTTCAACATCATCACTCCCACAAGGGTCCACAACTCTTTGTCGAACAGGTCAGCGTCCGGGCCGATAAGCGTTGCCCCGGCAGCCAAAGCCGCGAAACCGATATCGACCGCCGCACCCTGAATGAACGTCCTCGTGGTGGCAGGGCCACCGGAGAACGATTCCTCGAGGTGTTCGACTTGATCCTCAAGCCTGTCGGTTCGCTTATCGACAGCTTTCTCGATCGCCTTCTGCGTGTTCGCCACGAACTGTTGTTTGTTCTGCTGAACAGCGGTGTTCACAGCCTCTTTGATGATTGAGTTCAGATCAAACGCCGGCGCCGCAGGCGGTGGTGGTGGTTGGTACTGCGGTGGTGGTTGATACTGCGGGATAGGGGCGTGGCTGTAGGTGTAACCCGGTGCCTGCACAACGTCGTACTGCATCTGCTGTGGGGGTGCCGGGGGTGCCACCGGTCCGGGTGGCGGCGGGGCGGGCCGTGGCGGTTGGCTGTCCCACGGCATCATCGTCGGTCAATACCTCCTAGAAACTGTTACGGGTTTCCTCATAGAGGGCTCGGGCATCAACCCCGGCACGCTGACACAACTCGAACACCAAACGCTGAGTCAGAAGCCCTTCGGCGCGGACGTTCAGCAGCAAGCTGTGATCGTCCTCCTCCACGCTGTGATGCCAAGGACGCCCAGTCAGCGGGGTACCCGGAGCCAACGACGGCGGAGCTGGATGCTCAGGAGCCGGCGGTGGCGGAGGTGGTGGTGGTGGTGGTGCAGGTTCGTGCACACCAGGCTCCCGGGCACCATCCAACACCGGCAAAGGATCCACCTTCGCCCCCGGATCGTAACCACGCGGCATGAAAGACAGATGCAGATGCGCGGCCACACCACCGTTAGTGCCCTCGTTGGGGTTGATGATGCCGATCTGCTGACCCGCTTGGACTTTCGCACCGACAGTCAGGTTCGGTTCGCGAACGATGTGGCCGTACTCCCACACCCCACC